GATCTCAAATAAGACCTCTCAGGCATTTCAATATCTGGGATCATATGACCCTTTGAAAAGAAATCTTTTCCCCCCGATTGCCAGTGTAACGCTTTCTTATTTCTAGGCGCAACAAAATGAGCCGGAATCAAGCCCCCAAATTCATGGATTTTTGCATAAGGAACACCTGTTGAGAATACATCACTAAATACATTTCCGTCGCTATCAATCCCGACCTTCTTCTGGATCGAGTTGAAGAGGCTTCCCGATTGGACATTCAACACCCGACCGCGGAGGTTGTTTTTGGCCTCAGCTTCCACCAAAGAGGCTGCTCTAAACATAGCCGTTAGAGCGAGCTTTTGGATCACAATCGGCATATTGCGCAGATCTTGGGAAAACTTAGTAATATTGTGATCTATGGTGACCTTTAACACTTAAACTCCAAATAAATTGATTTGAGGCTTTTCATAAGCTCCAAGAGTCATATTCTCATAAGGATCCAGCAGCTCAGTGACAGCCTCTGGGACGCCGTCTTTTAATTTGGTGAAGCTTTGCCCCATAGTTCCTTTGCTTAAAACGCCGAGAGTTCTGTTCGATCGTTGGAACTCCCAGAATTCAATGATTTGAAGAGTCGCCATTTTGATTCCGCCCGGAACATCATCGGCATCCAGCGCCCAACCAGCTTCATAATTTACGCGAATCGAGCCAAGCTCAGATCCTGAAAAGACTCGACCAATGACGTTATTCTCATCATCATCTCTGAGAGCAATATCATTTCCAATTTTAGTCAAAGCAACATCCGCATCTTGAGGGATATCAGCCACACCTCTCAACAAAAAGTTGATAGGATCTAACTCGGTTTCCGCGCCAAAATTTCGATTGAAATCAATAAATATTGAGTTTATTTGTCTAATAGGCCAATGGCTTGGGACAATTACATTTGAATTGTTCCCGTCTAGATCTTCCTGCTTTGTTCTAGTGATCACATTTGTTTGAATATAACGCTCCACCCAATCCGTAGCTGAGTTGATCAAAAGCTCATATCTTTTTCGGCGTTCCTCGACTCCTTTATCAAAAGCAACATCATCAAGACCGCCAGCTAAATTGGCCACAGCCACAGGACTCGTTTGAGCTGTTGCCCCAGTTCCTGAGACAGTCACGTCGACCAAAGCCGCGGCGGCTGGGAATCCATCCACCAAAGCTTTCACAGCGTCGGCATCAGTTGTTCCGTCGGGGAATGTCACCTCGATAACATTCGCCGAAGGAACCGCAACAGCAGCGACTCCGTCTTTATATTCAATTGTGATGGCATTTCCCAAAACACCAACCAATTTGGCAATGTATGTCAAATCCTGAATAACAAGAAAAGCCTTCACCTCAGCCTGAGGAACATCAATCTTTATATCCTCAACACCAAGCCATTCAGCGACCTCGTCGACTGTACAATAAACTTTAGCTTTTAATTTACTGATAAATGTAGCCATAAAGCCTCCACTTAGTATTTACAAACTAGATATCAACCGGCTTATCGAATAGGAATTTCCGGAAAGTATTCTTGGCCGATCTCAAATTCCCATGGTTCGAATCTACAGGTCCAGGAAGAATATTCAAAGCATAATTTGTTGGACCAGATGTTTGAGTGATCGTAGCTGTAAAGCCTCTGAGGGTTTTAGTCCGAACCCTAGGAGCGATTAACTTATAGGTATCTGTTACCAAAGGCGTTCCGGAAAAAGCTACAGTGACCGTGACAACGCCTGTTCCTGGCGTGTATGTGTCAACCTTCCTTCTTTCACCAGATTGAGCGCCCGATGTCATTTGAATCTCATAACTATCAAGATCAGCCGCTAAAGGGAATGTCCCATTTAATGTGGTGTCTTCCACAGAACTTGGTGAAGCCGCGTCAGTTAAAGACGATAAATGAGAAGGCGTTCCAACTGTATTAAAACGCCAAGATGCTGAATCCGATACCCCTATTCCCATTTTAAGTCCCCTCGTTCAATTTGACCAACTCTTCAAGAATTGCCGCCAATAAAGCTTTAGTTGGATCTAAATCATATTCACTCTTTAAAGTAGGATTGGCGATCAGTTTTTTTACCTCTTTGTCGAGTTTATCCTTTTTCTTTTTATTATCTTTGGCAGCCTTATTTTGTCGAATCTCTTCTTTTGTTACTTCTTTCATAACTAGACCTCAACCAATTCTGTGATAACAGCACATCCACCAATAGCAACACCTTCAGAGGTTTCAAGATTTGATAAAACCAAAGCAATCTTTTTAACTCCATCACCAGTTCCGACAAACTGTTTAAATGCAGCATCTTGGATTTGAATAATCTCTTCATTCTCAGACCCATAATCCCAAACAATACAGACAGTTGCAGTTTTATTCTGAGTGATATTCCCAATTAATTTTTCCAAATAAACTTCTGCTTGATCGTCGGGGATCATAGAAATCGCCGAATCAGAAGCTGCTGGAACAATTTCGGCCAAATGCAATGGAGTTTTTATTCTCTTTTTTCCCATAATTATCTCCAGTTCACCACGACTTCAAAACCAGCTCCACTTGTATCATAAAAGAGACCATTGTTTAATCGTCGGCCATAAGGGATTGGGATTTGATCATTCGTCAAATCAAGAGAAATTATAGGAACCCCAACAGCCGCAATGTTATCAAAAAGCTCCAAAGTCGCACCAGCAACTCCGACTTCATTGATAATCACTGAAACCAATTCCCCCGGAGAATTCTTTAATAAACCGTCTCCATCTAAAATAGTGACTGAATCCGGCTGAGCTGACGATGTTCCAATCCTCGAACAACTAAAACCCCTTGTTTTTAGAGTATTTACGGCTGTATTACCGTTGATATTTTCAACCCTTAGAGCGACCGCCAAATGAACGGTATCGTATGCAACAGATAGCAGCGATCTCATAGTATGGACTAATCGACGATTTTGAAAAAATAAAATAACTCCAGCGTTATAAACCAACTCAAAAACGCTAACTATTTCACTTTTCCTAAAGGCAACGTTTCCATTAAAATTGTTTTCAAAGATCTCCTCAACGTCAGATCCACCACGCTGTCTAACTAGACTAATTACCCCACTGTTATTTCTAAACAAAACCCCATCTTGAATAGTCGACAAACCAGCCGGTTGAATAGGATCAAAAACACCGAATTCTCTGATCACGTCGGGAGCATTTACATCTTCCATTTGGATCGCGAGATGAGCCTTGTTGAATGTGGCAGTTACAAATTCAGCTCTATTGGCCGTCTGAACTTCGGCGATAGAATCAGCAACAGCACCGGTACTTAAAACCAACTCACCATTAACAACTGCACCAGATCCAGATCCGACATTATTCGTCAACCAAGTTACGTCGGGCAATGGTCCGGATTCAAAGTTTCCACCGATTAAGCGAATCAACTCTCCGGTTTCAATAACTCCGCTTGGAGCCACTACAAATGGAGATCTCGTTTCAGTATCGAACAGAGCATCCCTTGACATATTTTGATAAACTGAAACACCTACAGAGAATTCGACATCCCCAGTTAAAATCTCAGCTTCAAAGGTTACAAAACTGTGGAAGTCTATAAGGGTCTTTTTAACCGGACCAACGCTATCACAAGGAATCAATAGTATCTGAACGGGATCCACACTGTCGCTAAATCTGTCAAAAACCTTTAGCATTATAGCCGAATCCGGAGCCATCGTTTTGACAAAAATACTAACGACAAGACGAGACCCTTTGACGATCTCAAGATCTCTTGAAATCGTTGAAGGACTAATCGTCTTTAAAGGGAAAACAACTTTGGTGTCATTTTCTTTGACTTTAAGGAACTCCAACCCCTTACTCCGATTTTAAATTTTTAAGCTTTTTGGTCTTTGTCCATGGTCTTTTATATTCCATCTTGTTTTTAGTCGGAGCTTTGGTCTTTGGGCCACCTTCTAAGGTGAAAGCCTCTGGATATTTTATAGCCAAAGATTGAGCCATGCCATCGGCTGTCTGGATATGCGTCCCGGCTTTGCGTTCAATATTGCTACCAAGGGCTTTCATGGCCTCTTTAGGGTCTTTAATCAATAATTTCATTCTAACCTCCGTCAAAAAAAAAGGGAGACGCTACCGCCTCCCTCATATCATCTACCGCCTAGCGGTCTTTTAGCTGATTACAGTGCGATATTGAAGATCTCCGCGCCAGAACTCTCTGTGGCGTAGTTTGATCCGTCAGCTTTCAATACAGCTTGGAAGGCGTACCTTTGAAAGCTAACCATATCGAGGACATCCAACTCAGTCTTATTCGAGTCCACTCGAACTTGAACCGGTCGTCTCAATCCAGTAAACCAACGCTTGCGGTTTACCATGAGGACTGATCCTCGGATGTTATTTGGAACAGTTGCAGAGTTAACTCCAGTCGTGTCCAGATCCTCTCGGAGATATTCGCTGACAATAACTGGCATTCCTTCGTAAGCTGCGAGTTGACCAGTGATCACGGTTGCTTTCGCTCCCAATTGCTCCATGGTTCGAACATCGTCAAGCTGAAGAAGTTGGTTGTAAACTTTTGGACCTGAGATCAAAACCAATTGGCTTGGATCTACACCGAATTTGCCCATTTTTGCTCGACCGTCTGAAAGTTCAGATTCACTAATAGCCGCATCGCCCACATCTACTCGAGAATCTGGATCAGCAGCCTGCAAACGAACTCGAATCCCATCCCAAGCCGTCTCAGGAGTTGTGGCCAAAATTGAAGCGATGGTCGTACCACCGGCAACATCGGGCAACTGTGAGAAGTTATGCATGGCGCCAGTTGAATCGCCTTCAAGGATCGCGATTTCAACCGACTTTTCTTGGCCTTCAATCAACTCAATCCTGATAGCGCGAACGATATCTGGAGCAGAATCTTCATTTAACTCCTCGGGCAACTCATAACGGTTAGCGAGCTTCACCGCGTCAAACTGAATTGTCTCATCAGTGTTAAAGACTTGCTTGGCGCCTGCTGTGGCCTGACCAAGCTTCCGAGCAACGGCACCATTCGTTAGAACTGGCCATTTAAACGGATTTGAAGGCATTCGGACTTCCATGAAAAGCCCGGAGACTTTTCGATCCAAATTGAATTCATCTATATATGAGCTGGCGACCAACGTTGGGATCCATTCGAAACCCTCGTCACCTGATTCAATACCAAAGGCCTTCATGGTGTACTGAAAATTGTCATTGTAATATTTGAGATCTTTCACATCTTTTTTGAAGAGCTGTGCTGAGATCATCAAAACATCCACATCCTCTTTGAATTGCTTAGCTAAAGCAATTTCATCAGCTCCGAGATATGCGTATTTTTTGTCAGAAGTGTCCACACTGAGAAGAGCGTCAAAACTTTTTGCTCCCCAACCGCTCAGCTTTGTGCGAGCCGCTTTAGGCATAAGCTTTTTGTTTGCCGGTTTTGCTGGTTTTCCACTGGCTGCTGCTTTCGCTTTGGCTGTGGCCACCTGTTTACGCAAAGTCGCTACGGTTTGTTTGAGATTCATTTGGGACTCCTATTTACAATAAAAATTGAAATTTGATTTTGGTTCCTTCATTAACTATATACAACACCGCCCAAAGTAACTTCTGAGCGGCGCTTAATTTGGACTAATCTTTGTCTTCTGACTCCACATCCGCAATCTCTTCAAGCTCTTTCAAAAGATCGTCAGCTTCATCAAGCAGCTTCTCTTCTTCCTCATCGGAAAGCTTTTCGTCGCCACCATCAGCAGCAAGTTTGGCCGCTTCTTCAGCAGCTAATTTCTCAGCAGCTAATCGAGCCTCTTTCTCTTCTTCGGTCTCTTCTTCTTCCTCATCTTCATGAGTATCATCGCCTTTATCACCCGCGTCAGATTCGAGAACCACAGACATAGCTTCCATCAAAACGTCTAGCTTTTCGTTGATAGCCGCGAGCATGGCTTTATCATCCTCATCTTCCGGCATCTTTGCAGCTTCTTCAGCGGCAATTCGAGCAGCTTCATCTTCAGCCTCTTTGGCTAATTTGGCAGCAGCCTCTTTCTCAGCGTCAGTTTGACCATCAGCAGCAAGTTTGGCGGCTTCTTCAGCGGCTAATTTCTCAGCAGCTTCTGTGGCCAACTTCTCAGCAGCTAATTTCTCAGCAGCTAGTCGAACCGCTTTCTCAGCATCCGTCTCAGCCTTAGCGTCCTTTTTCTTGGCGTTCTTCTTTTGAGACTCAAGATAGAATTTCATCTTTGCCAAAACTTGCTTCTTTTTCAATTTCATGACCATCTCCCTAAAATTACTGTTCTTTTTTAGATTCTTGATAAATTTCAACTAACTCACTAACAAAACCCGGATCAATCTTCTCATCACTAGACAGCTGATTCATTGCCTCGCAAAGGAACGTCTTGAAATCATCCGACATCGAAACATCAGATTTATCATCGCCCTTCTCACCTTCTGTCGGCTCAAACTTCGCAAATGGATTGCATGGAATAGTGACAACCGAAATCTCCAAGAGTTCGATTTCTTTAACAATATTGACAGCTTCGCCCTTGTCCCAATCAGCATCAAGCTCATTGTAGCCAATGGAAAAGGTTTTGAGAGCGCCTTCGTCAATCTTGGTTCGCACGTCCTCAACATCTTTGGCCTTTGAGATCATAGCTTTGACCCAAAGTCCTTTTCTTTCAGCATTCTCGTCATTTATGATCTTGAACTCGATAACTTTGCCGATGATCTTGTCCCAATCGTGTTGGAATAAAAGGACAGGATTCTCCATAAATTCAGACATTGTCTTTTCAAATGCTGATGGAAGGATTATGTCGTCGACGCGATCTTTGTCGGAAGTGTTAGCAAAACCTTGGATGAAAATATTTCCTTTTCCATCCTTTTCGACCGACTTTTTGTCCCAGTCGATAGCGCAAGTCATCCGCTTCATTTTTTCTGCGGAGTGTCGCTTATGTTTGTCTTTTATATTGTAGCACTTCATTTTTACACAATCCCTTTCATTGACTATTTACAATTCCCAGACTCAAACCTTTTCTATGAATGGATCGGACACCTTTTCTTTGGTGGTTTTTCACACATAGAATGAGCAGCCGCTGCGGCCTGATCTGGCTTCATCCCCTCATCAATTAGTTTAGGGATAGCTCTTTGGACACATTCGTCCACAGTCTCTTTAGGCTTACGTGTTACCTTTTCGTGAATTAATTGAGCTTTTCCCAAAGCCTTCATGATTTCTTTATTCCGCCATTTCGAGGATCGTTTGGCCAAATTTTTCCGTAATTTTGATTCAGCCTCAGAAACCGGTTGAGTTAATGGAGATCTGTCGCCGACAATATCTTGGATGGCTTCTTTGTCCTCTTCCAAGAAATCAACCACAGTGCAGCGACAATTTATAACTTCTTTAGCCTCTCCGCCCGGCTCCCGCGGGAATTTTAGACCGTTAGCAAATGTCTCATCAACTCCGACCACATCCTCATTTATCGCCTCATGTGAATCGCGAACCTTGGAATCCCTGGAATCTAGCCACATCTTTTTAAGATTTTCAGCCTCATCTGGAAATTGAGCCTTGAATTCATTACGTTTTAACTGCTGGCCAATGGAGACTCCGGTCAAAGTTTCGGTCCTGGCGATTGTCTTGGCATTCGCGAACTCGCCAAAAACATCCTTGATCCTAGACTCTAGTTCAGTAACAGACACCGATTCAGCGACGCTTGAAGTTATGACATTTTTAAGCTGGTCCAATCTATTCTCAGTAATTGAAACCACATTTTTGGCTGCGATCTTCTTCAAAGCCTTCAGCGCGTCCTCGTTGGGATATGGGATCTCTTTAGGAACTGTCGAATTTTTATATCCATGGCGAGCGGCTCTGATCATGGCTGTTGAAGCGAACCCCGCAAGTTCTTTAATCTGGAACGCCTTGAGATCATCTTGATCCGGGAGGATGTCTTTAGTCTTTCCGCCATCTCTCCACCATGCTCCCAACCCTTTCCCGGTGGAAGCTTCTAAATTGCGTAGGATCCACTTTTCAAATCGTTTAAAGAAGGCCGCTGTCTCCACAGCCCGCTCCTCAATCATATCCTCAACACCCTCTCCTGAGACCAATTTCCAATAACTTACGAGTTCTTTCTCGGTCATTCCACAAGAAAAGACTTTCTCCCCATCATCCATTTCGTCAGATCCAGCTGAAATAGGTCCGCCTGTTTGGCCACCATTAACCCGGTCTTGATGCGTGTGGTCGTCTGAATCATTTGCTAAAGAGGTTCGGCCAAGCCGATTCCCACTCTCATCGAAAACCCAATGGAAATGACTTTCACCCATAACCACCTTTCCGCCTGTGTCGCGGTCTGTCGAATCTTTGTGGACATGCGGCCCCTTGGATCTCTTTTCCCCATCATCATTTTCAGCCGGGGAAAGCCCCTCTTCTTGGGCCTGTTGGATAGCCCTTGGAATCGCGATATGTAATGCAACGCCCTGGACAGCAGCTTCGCCGACCAACTCAATCACACGGTCATCAAAGCCTGTATCTGTTTCAACGACATCGTTATTAGCCATGTCATTCTGGGCATTTGCGGTATCTATTTTCTCTTGCCCTCTCCCTGCAGCCAATTGGAACGGGCTAGCCGACCTATTAGCTTGAGCGACCGCTGGAACGATCTTGCCCGATCCGTCTTCAAGCGGCGGAAGCTTCCATATCTTTTCTCTGATCTCATCGATTGAAGCTCCTGTTCCTTTCATTGCGTTGGCTATTGCTCCCAGCTTAACTAAATCTTCCTTCAAAGCTTCTATGTCATCGAAACTAAAGCCCATTCTGAGATTGCGTTCTTTCTTTAAAACAATAGGGGACTTGTTTATCGCAGCTGCGATGATCGCCACAATCGGCATGATCGTATCTATATAATAAGTTGTGTTCTGGATTAAAGCGTTGGAGAAGGTGGCTCCATCAAGCAAACCGACCTTGATTGGCGGAACATTAAAGGCTGACAAGATCGGCTCTTTATTATTCTTCAAGAAATCAATCAGAGATGTTTGGCCAGGATTTTGCTCCATCTCTTTATATTCCATCCCGTCTGGAAGGATTAAGGTCTTGTGATGATTACGCTTTCCGGTAAATTGAGCAGAGAAACTCTTCTCTAATCGATTAACCTGCTCTCTGGTCAGCTTCCTTTTGGCCTGGATAACCCCGCCAAGTCTTGCGCCCTGCTTATAAAATCTGAGCATATGCTCCATGGCATATCGATCGAGCAGAATATTTTTGATTACGCCGACAATTGGAGAATGGCCAACCAATGGATCGCATGGATTGGGGAGCTTAATGTGGATAACTTCTTCGGCTGGGAATTCAATATCAGCCTCATCATTGATCATTTTATAGCCGCGGATGAATTTATTGTGGTTTTCCTCATCAATAACAGCCTCGACTAAAGCTGAGTTGAGCCTGAACATATTTTTGACATTGGTCTTTCTTATTCGATCCATGGCCTCTTGGAGTCTTTGAGATGATCCATCCGAAAGATCTGAACCGGCCTGATCACACCAAATAAAAGCTTCACCGGTTGCCAACAAATCCATGACGATGAGCATCCAGAATTCAATCCCCGTCATTATACTGTTAGGAAATCTCATGACGTTCATCTCTGGCTCGCCGCTGGCATCGACCCAAACTTCTTTTGAGACTGTACCTTTTGAACCATCTGGATTTTCTATCTCTTCCTTTTTAAAGAACCTCTTATCTAATTTAACCGGTAGAGCGCCAATTGTTTTGGCAATAGTATGGACCGCTATGAAGAACCAAGTCTCAGTACAATATAATCTTTGGAGAAACATCTTATTAACTTGCTCGTCGACGACATTGAAGAAGCCTCCGAGAGGTGCAGCGCCATCGGTTGAGACGGCTTTTTCCTCAATGATTGCAATCTGTTCATTAAATTCCTTTTCATCAGCGAGCTTATCAAATTCATTTTGCAAATCTTTTATTTGATTTTCTAAGTCGCTTGTCTTCTTTTTGAATGGATTCAAATCTTTTATTTTCATGAGCCGTCCTATTATTTTTGTCTGACATAAACTATCTACAACAACCGGATAAGTTGGCGAAATAGCTTGAGTTTCTTATTAAACTTTTTATTTGATTTCTTTGACGTAATAAAACCAGACCACGCAAGTTGTAAATATCTATTGAACGGAACCTAAAAACGAAACGAACCACAACCGGAGAATTGAATGTCAGACAAAAAATCACGCCGAATTGCGTCCGCTGATCTATTATCCGAAACCGAGTCAAAATTCCACAAAAACGCCACAGCCGAAGATTGCATCAACGATCTGCGGCGAGTCCAAAAGAGAAATGATTCAACCTTTATCACCCGCATCAAATACAGAAACCTTGGCCGGTATTCTGACAGAACCTGGAACCGATTCTTCGGAACCTTCCTTGAGTTCAGAAAACAGGCCGGTCTCGAGCTGTCCCGCGGAGCCCAGAGGATGGAGCGAGAGATCGCCAAACACGCCTCCCATGATATATATCGCGAGTTCTTTAACGATGAGGTGCTGCCTTGGTACAATAAACACGCTAAGAAAGACCGCAAAAAACACCCTATAAGGACCATGGCCGTCGTCTCAGATATTCATGACATCGAGTGTGATGAGTTTACGTTATCTGTTTTTATATCACAGTGCGAAATGAGACAGCCTGACATCATCGCTCTGAATGGAGATATCTTCGATCTCCCAGAATTCTCCAAATTCGACAAAGATCCTCGAGCCATGAAAAGTCGGGAAAGGTACAATTTTGTTAAGTCTAGAATCTTTGCCCCGTTGAGAAAAGCTTGCCCAAATGCCCAGATCGATTTCCTCATGGGAAATCACGAATTCAGACTCTTGAGACACTTCGCCGATCGCTCCCCTTATCTGAAGATCTGGCTGTCCGATATAATGGACATCACCTTCGCCGACTTCTTTGGCCTGGAAGAGTTCGAGATCAACTGGACTTCAAAGCTGGACCTTGGATGTTATACAAAAAGCGACATTCAGAAAGAGCTTCGCCAAAACTACAAATATTATTATGACCAAACCTATGTCCTTTCTCATGAGCCTGAAACCTTTGGCATCTCTGGATCAAATGGACATCACCACACATTGGAGATGAGATCCTTTTCCAACACCCCATCTTCTCAATACACATGGGTCCAAACCCCTGGCCTCCATAAGCTTGACGCGGAATATATAAAGGGCTTGAACAAATGGAATCTCGGCTTCCTCTTCGTTACAATCAACACCTTGCATAAATCTGTCATACAGGAGCCGGTCCAGGTCCATGAGGATTGGGCCTTGGTCAATGGCGTTTACTATTCAAAGAAAGGCTGAGTATGAAGAATAAGGGCATATACGTTGAATGGGTTGATTCGGCTTCTTTGGATGCATGGGCAACAATCAAGGAGTTGGAGAAGATCCTGTCTACAAAAAGCCATCCTATAAAAACATTAGGATGGCTGATTAAGGAAACAGAAGATTCTATTTTAGTTGCTGAAAATTGGGACGAAAAGACTGAGGCAACTGAAGAATCGACCTATAGCTGTGTGATACGAATACCTAAAAAAATGATCAGCAAAAGGAAGTGGGTCAAGCTGTAACCAGTTGTCTGCAAGCCACATAAGCAGCCGCCTTTGTATACATATAAAATTATTGCCTGTAGACAACATCATCCTCTCTATAGCTTTAATGCTGAAATATCATTGCTCGGAAGCTCACCCTCTCCGCATTTTGGACATTGAAAATTATCCCAACAACCACCCCAAGAAACCTTACAGTCGTGACATTCCATATGCCTAACATACGGAGGATCAACCGCTGACAGATCGCCTAAGTATTTATACTCTATTTCTTCATCTTCCATCTCTGTAATGGTTCTTTTAATCCAACCAAACACTTCTAATCCCTTACAGTTGTATAAATATTAACTCGTGTGGTCTTACCTATGAAGCCAGCTAAGACATCTCTACTTGCGCAGTCATTAGGGTATGGAGAGTCACGTCCATCAAGCCAACAGCACAGAAGCTTAGCTCTTAATGGGTCTTTTTTTATCTCCCAATCATCGGCTAACAGATCATCCTCAGTAAACATATATATGCCTTCACTGTCTTTTTGAACGCACCAATCGTCCGCTCCACTGCGCTTGAATCTCTTTTCTGATTTAATCGCCTCCTGTATTGTCATTGTTCTCACCTCCGCTAGTTCTATAAAAGTACATTCTAATAAGCCCCATGATCACAAATATATTCACGGTCACGGTTGTATTTAATTATGTCGCACCTATTGCACTTAATATTTTCAGTTGCCGGTCCCCACTCTGAAGACGTATTGAATTGTGAAGACAGCAAGCCGCATAATGTTTTTTCTGGCTCTTGCAGAAAATTAAGCTCTGACTCTTCATCAAATAAATGGCACTTCATTTAATCACCTTAAATCTAAAAACACTTCGCCGACTTCATAGCTAACATCTATAAAGCTATCACCGCGCTTAAAGCCATCAACAATATCTTTAAGCCTGTTTGGACTTCCAACAGTTCCAATCACTAAACCATTTTCATCAAGTCTATCAATGGCCCACAATGAATAACCCTGCGCTCTATCATTCCACCCAATTCTAGTTCTTTGAAATGAGTTCATATCAACCTTTATGTCGTGGCAATTAAACAACCAATTAGTTAATCTAGTTACGTTCTTAGATGCCACTCGTTGCTCCTTTACGGGTTATAATTTAGCTAATGTTTATTTACTGGTTGGTGGTTTCCGAAGTGGTATAAAATAATCTACACGTATATCGTCACGCGCTAGATTAGCAGACCATAATCCAAACTGGCTGTAGTCACCATCATTTATCCAGACCAATATCTCTGTACCATCTTTAGGCGCTTCTTCTATTGGCTTCCACTCACTTGTCACATTATTACCTTTCTATAACGTTGGACGTGTATCTTTAATATTCAAAATCGTTTGTACAAATTCTTGATTTTGGCCGTGCGCGTGGCACATTTTTTGAGCGATCTTTAACATAATATTGCAGCAATACTTTAAGTCACTATGATAAAACCAAGCCACTGTTGTATTCGGCCCAGCTAAAGGTATCAAGGAGTATTTGATTTGCTGTTTAACATCAGGTTGACATTGGTTGATGTTAACTTCTGATACCATGCCGACAGATCCGCATGACAGCTGTACGATGTCGAACGGTTTAAATGTTTTTGTTATGGGGATCTCTTCTATATTAACCCAAGTCATTCTAACTCCCTATGGTTCTATCCACTTAAATCTTGGTGTTTTTTTGACGGCATATTCCGATCTTACAGACTTCTTAGCAGCGTCTAGTGACAAATGATATGTAACGCCGAAATAATAAGAGTTATAATTCACTAAGAACTTTTTGATTGGCATTGCATCATGAAAGTAAATCTCAATCGGATGTTGAAAGTCACACTCTTTCCAATTTTCTAATTCTAAAAGACATTCGCCAAACACAGCATCACCTTCTCTATAACGTTGGGTTATGATTTAGCTAACTAACAAAATTCTAAAGGCTGATTTTTTTCAACCGCATAGTCCATGCCAGCGGCCAACATTAGTGCTTGGTTTTTGTCGAATCCATCCTCCCAGTCAGCAACTAACTCTCTCAATCGAGGCGATACTATTTTGCACTCGTCTACAGTTAACTCACCCTCGCAATCGGAGTGATTCAAGATTGGCTTGATGTTATCCTGCATTTCTTCCCAACCCTTATTGCCGCCGAAACCTTTGAAGTCATTCATGTTAAATCCAGCGGCTTTTGCAAGAGCTTCTCTAAATCTATTGAATCCGCCGTAAGACCAATGTGCATCTGTATGACTAAAATCTAATCCCATCAAACGTCCTCCAAATTATCAAACAACCTTACAATCAAATAAGCCAGGCCACCAACGTTGGCAGAGGATTTTGTAAATTCAACAATCCTACTTTTATGGTGAGTCCCCTTTACAATAGTTTCTCTCAATCCAATAATGACAGCTTTAGCTGCAGAGCCTGGGCCTGATTTCCCAGCCTCCCAACTGACCACACTTCGAGCGTCAACATTCAACAGCTTAGCGAATAACTCGATCGACATTTCTAATTCAGATCTGACAAAAGCAATGTCTTTTGAATCCATCAATAATCTCTATTAGGTTTCTCACAAGGTCCGCCAGTTCTGCGAGAGGAATCTGTCTTGACCGAACTACTTTCAGACTGAGAGATCTCCTTTACATATTCGACCTGTCCTTCATCAAACCATAGATTCTTCAACTTATTGTCTGCGGATACCTTTGGACCAATCAAAATTCGACCGCAGCCATTAATAAATACAGTTCGGCCAATCGCAATCCCTTTAAATCCACTGACTGAATCTTCAACCTTTTTACCTATCTCAATCTTTTGAACGTTGGCAATAGATTCGATAACCAGCTTGCCATCATCTAAGATATCGATTTGCGGTTCATCAAAGATCTGATCTTCAATTGGTTTACAGTCCTTTAATTCCTGAGGCTGAACGCCAAACCTTGAACAACCATGGATATAATCAGCTTTATAAACAGCCACCCCTTTAAAACCTGTGATCTTATCTTTTACACGCATTCCTAATTCAATATTCATCTCTTCCTCCGTTTGAACCATTTAATAACCCACTTAATAGCAGGCCATAGGTTGATTGTGAATTTAATTTCTCTCTTTTTTCGCCTCATGTAATTCCTTCAAGTTGGCCGGTAGCTTGATGTCAATCAGCCCGCTATCTCTCAGCGATCTCAACAACTCAACCTTGGATTCTCCCGAGACAGTCTCGTCCTTTAAAATATTATACAAATGACAACGAGTAGCAATAGGTCTGATCTTCCTGACGTCCTCGAGTTGAAGGAACTTGTTTTTATATCCGCTCACACTCACACCTAGTCTTGAAGAGGTTGTCGAATACTTTTCAGAATACAAAGTTGAAATGTGTCCAAAGTGATATTTTTGTTGAGTGTCAGAAAACACAGCTACCCTTTGATCCAAAGACAGATCTTTAACACTCTTAACCCTTTCCAGGATGTGACCGTTATAGAATTCGAATCCGAGGACAATTCCACATTTATCCATATCGATAGACTCAGGAATACCTGGATCTATTTTCTGAGACAGATTATGAACTGAATCCTTGGCGTTCTCTATAGCATTGGCGAACCAAGTCCTCATCAAATCTTGATCGACTGTGACTTCAGCATTTGCCATAAATGCTTTGGCCCAAGCATCAGCATCCGTATTTTGTGTTCTTAATAATTCATCCGCTTTCATTTTTGTCTCCCTTGGGGCCAGATAACTCCGGCAATTGTAATGTTGAGGAGGTCTCAGTCTCTCCGGAACCTCTATAGATTTTTTCGGCTTTTTCCAAAAACATATTAAAGTTAATATTCTTTTGATCATACTTTTCTTTATCACTGGCCCCAGACTCCCATCGTGTTGAAGCGTCATCATTAAAATAAGCAAAGAAGCTCTTCAACATCTGTTGGACATCCTCATCTCTTTTCTGAGCTACACCGAGAAGGGTTTGTCGACGACGTTTCCAATCTTCAACCTCAGCCCTAGCTTGATCACGATCGCCTGTAATAATTTCAAGATGCTGCTGCAAAGTAAAAATCTCATTGATAACTCGCTGAGGATCCATCACAGCCATGCGCCTTATCTGTGACTTGGAATTCATCTTTGGGAGCTTTTCCTGTTCGGCCTTTAAAGACTCAACCTCTAGAGATAACTGATTGCAATGCTCCTCGAGCTGTTCATAAGTTGCCTTTGGAGCTACTGGTTTGGCGTTAGTCCAATTTTCCTCATTACAAGCAATACAATTCTCAACGTTATGATTCTCACATCTATTCATGAGCTTTGACCATTTCTTGAATTCCATGCAACTCATAACCAAGACAGCCAAGCCTGTGTTTAACGCGAGCCTCAAGACTTGGCTGCTCGTCACCATGGGGATCGAGATCCTGCCTTAATGAATCGAAAGCGTCTTGCATCTGATCATCTAATATCTGAAGTCTAGCGGTCAATTCTTTCGCGGTCTTTGGTGGAGGATCTTCTCTTGGCCAATCCTTACTCAACATCTTGTGGCCATTATCACACCAAGAATAACCGTTTGGTCTACGCTCTGTTGAAATTTCTATACTTCCACATTTTGGACATGGTTTCATTTTTCCCATAATTTCCTCCGTCACATTAGTTATACCGACAACGGATGAAACCGGTTCAATTTTCTTAATTTAATTCAGCAGAGAGATATCTCTCGCCATTACCGTCTTACGCTGATCTGCTTTAGCGCTGGCCTGAGCTGCTGTCAGAATGTCCCGGACAATAACCGATAGAGAATTGATTACTTCCTCCGAAGTATTCATCGCCGCAGCCTCTTTGTTAAACTGTTTGATTCTGCTTGTCACTACTAATGGTAATTTATTCATTTACTTCTCCTTTGGTTATTATTCTCCACACAACTCAACAACTTTATCTGGTTTATTTTTATTGTTTAAAACCATGCCCTGGAATTCAGCAGGCGAAATACCTTTCTTTATAGTGAATTCCCCTTTAGGCATATCATAGTTTGGATAAAATCGCTTCATACCATAAATAAACGTCTCTTTATTTAAAGGTCCCAAAACTATTTTAAGATCAGTTCTGCCCTTTCTAAGAATTGCTGGATCTAACGCATCTATATTGTTGGTGGTCATGACTAATATTCTGCCACAAGCGCTTGTGGATCCATCAATAGCATTCAAAATACCAGACAGAGTCAGAAATGAAAATCCAGACGAACGGCCCTCCAATACAGTATCTTCTTCAGACTTTGTATCCTTAGACTCATCGACACTTCTCTGAACAGCATTTCTTTTATTAGTTGAACTAAAGCAATCGATATCTTCAATGGAAACAACAGCATCTTTGCCAGCTGTTAGGAGAGCTTTTTCAAATGAAGTGTCACCAACACTGCTCAAGTTTATCTTATAAAGATCTTTTTTAAAGTATCCGCATAAGCATTTGGATAGTGTGGTCTTGCCCGTACCTGGGATACCGCTAAAATTTATTCCAAATTGATACGGTATGCCATGCATTATATAATAATCTTCACTTAATAAAAACTCTTCAATCTCTTCAATAAGATTCTCTCTAATAGAATTAGACAATATCGCTGAATCCATACTCCTTGAGACCTGCCTATGAGAAAAAGTCCAACCATTAGTTTCCCAAGTGTAAACCTTTGTCTCTTTATTTTTATCGATTTTCTTTTTACACATTGAAAATAAACTTCGAATAGGCTCCTGACTTCGGCCTAATATAGATATTTTTATTGTCTCTTTTGGCCTTATTCCTATTGAATCTTTTTCGGTTCTTTCTATTTTAAACAAACGCAAACCAATAAAGATATAATGAACCCCTTTACCAAAAGACAAGTTTACAGAACCAGTACCGTATGAATTATTGTTGGCAGTTAGTATTCTTGCTTTCTTTGAAAATCCTGCATCTTCATACCAAATGGTAAAATCCTGAAAGACTTCATCATAGTTATGAATCACAACCGAAACTGTTAACTGTTTTGTAATAAATTCAAGCAGCTTTTTAGGTACGTCCTTATAGATGAAGCTAAAAACACCAAGAACCCAAAGAGTTATAACCCCACCTATAACAGGATTGGTTTGTGCAAATAACTGAAAGGTTGTAATTATTTCCTTCATGTATTGAAAGATAGACAGCTTTATTATGTTTTCCATTTATTTCTCCCCGTCAGATTGGTTATACCCACCAGACCCGGATGTGGATAAAAAAAAGACCCCGAAAGGTCTTTTATTGTAAATTCTATATTCAAATACTGAATATTATTGACTGAACGCGTTCTCGAATGATCCAAGCTCATTACCAGCTACCGGCTGAGGAACTGGAACCTGTGGAGCTACAGGAGCAACCTGAACAGGAGCAATTGTTGGCGCTACCTCAACAGCAGGAGTTGGAACCGGTTCGGGTTGTCTAGCCGCTTCAACAGCTTCAACCACTTGGTCAACAGTTTCAACAATCTTAGAAACCTCAGGTCCTTTGGTTCCATCAATAACAGGAGCTTCTCCGCCATCAGCTATTTGAGGATTGTTCTCAAATGTCTCTGAAGATGGACCTGGCTCTAATTCGCCCGGCTTATTGTTCATAGTGAACTCATCCATGTCCTTTTCTTTAATGATTTCACCAGTCTTTAGATTGACGAATCGGATCTTAAAACCGATGTAATCGTATTCGGCCAAACAAGAAACCTTTCTCTCTTCTTCGCCAAGGTGAATCTTTGTCAAAAGCTTTTGTACTTCTGATCTCAATCCTTTGACCTGATCATCTTTCTCTTTCTTGAACCGCTTAACTGAATCCTCGATCTCGAATGCATCAGCTTGAAGTTGGCCAGCCTCTTGAGCCATCTCCACCTTTTCATTCTTACCAATCACAAAGACTGCATGAGTCTCTGTCTCCTGGCGATAGACCTGATTGTCTAGATCGAACATTTCTCGGTTGATTTCTGTTTTCTTTTTTCCCATTCTTCTCCCCTTAATGCGGTATCCTGAACCGCTCTATTATATTTAATAATGCGCCGCTTTGGCCATCTGTTAGATAACCAAACTCAGCTATTTTGTTTTCCATTTTGTCGACGAAATCCGTATCGAAGTCAGGACGTTCTTTGGCCCAATGTTGAATGATGTAGATCATATCTTGATCGGTCATAAAAAACCCCCGTCAGCTTAGTTATACCGACGAAGGCTCAAAGTGGTTCAAAATACTTTATTTTTTATTTTGGAACGCGTCCAGGCGAACAGGAATACATCTGATCCCCATCGACCCACTCAAGATTCTCATCAAAATCCTTGGCGCTGATAGATCCCCGCTCTCCTGTGTCTTTATCGACAAGAAGATAAGTCCCCAAAGGATTCTCTTGGCCCTCTTTGCCAAGCTTCCAAGGCCCAAAATCCACAGGCATACAGGCAAATACAACAAGCTTGACGCCTTTCTTTTCTGTGACTCCTCGAACGATTAAACGAATACCCTCAAGATCCCTACAATTAGACGGCTTTTTGCCCACTGCTGCTGGTCTCGTTGGAACCGGAGCTGTTTCCGGAGCCTTCTGTTCCGGTGGAGCATCTTCGGTCGGCCCTGTTGGAGCGTTAGCTTCTTCGGGGATGTTATCTCCGCCTTGCGGTTGAACATCTGTCGAGAATTCTGTTTTATCGCCCTCGGTCTCGGCTGGCGGATCTCCCGCTGGCTGCTCATTCGATAGAACAGTCTCTGGCGGCCCGGGCTCCTCGGTCTTGCCTTGATGTTCAGGATTATCCCCCTCCGGCTGATGCTCTGGTGGAACAACCGCTGGCGTCTTAGCTTTGGCGGCTCCTTTCTTGGCTTTAGCGGCGGCTTCTTTCTCGGCTTTGGTTTTTCTTTTGGCCATGTTTATGGTCTCCTAATTAGAATTTTAAGTTGCAACTTAACCTCAATTATTGAAGCAAAGTCAGCGGATCATCAACATAATAAATATAATATGGCTTTTTTTCTTGACGGAAGCATCTCAGCAAATGTCTCGATCGCTCATCCATACTGCATCTGCAGACTAATATTAACGCATTGCCAAAGAGAGCCATCTTCTGATTGTTCTTTACCCAAGCCTGTTTGCCATAAATCCTGCACTCGATTGGGAATAGCTGAACCTTGACTCTAAACTTCCCTGACCAGATCAAAGCTTGCCTGCAAGCTCCAACTTGATTATTGGCAATGATTCGAGTGATGTGGAACTTCGACAAACCGATAGCATCCGAGATATTGAATGTGTTATCGATGTCAAAGCCGCCAGATATGCAGACTCTCATGGTATTAATTACAACGCAAAATCACCCAAAAAGTCAAAGTTCGCAGTGCTAGGCTTTATTATATTGAACGTACCGGACACCCTCTGGAGGTGTTGCGTCATGGTTGATATGGTCTGGGATGTAGGCTCGACCTAGAGAGTTGTCCTCATTGACTTTGACAAAGATCTTCTCTGGATCTTCCTCGACAGGATCGTCTGACAGATGCCAAGTTGAAACTGCAACAAGGCCCATATCTTCGGCGACACCAACAACCCTTTCTGTAAACATCCGCTGTTCTTCTTCAGATATTAAAAGATTTTTAGCGCTTTCTAATACTATGGAACCATTGATGTATTTCATTTTAATCTCCTAAAGTCTCTATAAAGTACATTCTAAAACTTCTAAATATTTATCTGGCTTGCTAAACTCTAGATACTTCTTAATATCTGACTCGGCTCTCGTATTCCCGATGGGGTGCCTTTTTTGCACAAACTCAGGAAAGGGCATCTTTTTAAAATATGCGGGCTGGTTACACCATGCTGCTAATGATGTATATAGACTCTGATCAGGGCTGCACCAGCATAAAGCGTGTCGCATGTAGTAAGGATTAACTTTATTTTTTCTACACCATTCAATTCGCCAAAGATCATCTCGGATAGACGAGTCGTAACCGCCCAAGACAAACATTCTGCACTTCCAGTCAGAAGATATGTGCTTTTTGACTATCTCTAGCTTTTTTCCCATTATTTTAGCCAACCGGATATGATCGAAAGCAAATGTGTAGTTCCCTATATAGTTAAGTTCGCTTAGAGCTTTCGCATTAGCATCTGTAATCAATCTAATATCTAGACCTTGATTAAATTGACACTTTAGTTTTTTGTCTTTTATTTCTTCCAAGACTTCCAAATGCTTGCGATAAGCTAATATATTGTTGTCCATAAAGAACACCTTATTATGCTTAACAATCTGATCAACGGTTCTGTATTTATAAATACCGCCCTCTTTTTCAGGGACCACACAGAAAGAGCATTTCCGGGGGCATCCTCTAGTTATAAACCCATACGACGATTTGTTATTAGGATATATCCCGTAGTCTTCCCCTATGGAGTCTATCTCAGGGGAAAGGTTGACGGCGTTGACCCCTGTTCCGCCAACTTTCACATTCTCCATACTTTCAAAACCAAAGCGATCTGCGTTGACTGAGAATATGCAAGAGGCGTAAACCTTATCGTATTCAGTGTTGTTTATGATCACCCTGGATTTTTTGCTAGGATAACCATTAAACCCAAGACGTTGCATTTCAACAGTATAATCTTGACGCTTGTAAAATTCTGATAGCTTCATCAAAGCTAAATTAGGAATTTTACTATCAACATCTACCAGTAATACATTCACTCTCACCCCTACGCGTTTAGCCAAACATCTTCTCAAAGAATTTGTGAGTATTATAAACAGCATCCTGACAATAATATGGCAGAGTGTAGAATCTAACTTTACAATATGGATCTTCAATCATTAACCACTTATCTGAACTGCTACGATATAGCACATGCCCCACTACATAAACAGCTATGATCTTATCCAGCCAGCGCATTCTGTCGGTGATCCAATAGATCCATTTCATTTTTCTATCCCTATATGATCCCAAGCGGTATCATTATCGCAAAAACCGATAATAATAGGCCAAATGTTACCGAGCGGGATCACCCTCTACTGATGAACCGCATTTAAAAACAGTGTATTGGAAGAAGCCATAAGACGCAGCCATCCCGATAAAATAAGCCAACAAAGCAATTGCAACCAATTCCTTTATAGCTTTGACTAATAACAATCCCCAAAATATAGCATGTCTTTTAATCCTCATTCGACGAGTCTCCTTATTTTCATCTGTTCTAAAAGCAAAGCTCTGGTTTCTTTTGATCCAGTCTCTTCCATGTTCTGACCGTACTCAGAAACAATGTAGCCCAAACTTCCTAAGAACTTAGACTGATCAGGATGGCTGTCTTTGCAATCATGAGCCAACTCCAAACATCTGTCGCCTATATTATAGATTGCAAAGTTGCCCAATTCGTAATCAGTTATAGTCCTCATTCTTCCAAACACCTTTCCATTCTTTTAGTACTTATGTCTATATTATGTCGGTTAATATATCGATAGAGTTTCTGTTTGCTAATACCCAAAGCAATAGCCGACCTTTTGACATCATAATTAAAATACTTCAAAGCTTCATCAATATACTTTCTCTCAACATCAGCCAATTTAGGGATAACTTTGCTGAAATCAGGCTCGACCAATCCTTTAAACGGCCAAGGCTCATCTTTCCCAATTGTTGGAACAGACTTCTTTCTTTTAGGAGGCTCCTCGCTCTTATGGAACTTGGAAACCTTTGATCCTTTATATTGTTTTAAGCCCGATGGTAAATCCATCCCCACCCCTTATGATTTGAGCTATTAAATCATACTTAATGGCCTTTGCATTAAATAGCGCGTCAGGATCTACAAGCTTAGAGATCTATTTGACGACAACTCCGTCGACTAGAACTCGACAGATCTCTCCATCAACCTCATGCTTAACGCGTTTGAATGGGTCACTAATCAAATTTTCCATTAAAATCTCTTTCAATGCTTCGGCTGATTTGTCGGTGTGGCTCATCAATCCGCTTGTTTGAATACGGACCCATGTGTCGGATCAATCTCTCGATCTCCTGAGCGCAGCTGTCAGTGATAGCGATATGTTTGACAATGTCCCTCTTCCCTCGATCTTGATAGCAAAGAACAGCCCAACTTCTCCCCTTGTAATTGACATCAACCCCAAGGTGAAAGCAGGACTCAATATCTCTGAGCCGTCTTCGATTCTCATCCCTAACAGACTCATACATATTATAGAGATTGTTGCAGGACTCGTCGACAGAATCCCATTTCTTTCTAACACTACTGATCTGTTGAGCTTGTATTTCTACACCAAGCCACTGTCTGATCCAATTTCGAATCCATTCCTTTAAACGCTTCATCCCTCAGCAAACTTCATATGAGGAAGACACCACACAATAGCCTGAGCCCTGGATCTAACTTCGAGCTTCCTATAAATGCCAGTGAGGTGGAATTTCACAGCCTTTTCTGAAATAAACAACTTCTTGCCCATTTCAAAACTCGACAGTCCTTGAGACATTAAATTAGCGACCTCAACCTGTCTAGTCGTCAACCCCTTGTTTTCTAATACTTGTACTAAACTCATTTCACCCTCCATTATATTTTCCACAATTACCACAAACTTTGCCGCCATCTTCCGGAAGATAATAAAAACACCCCTGGCATTTAAACGGCATCATTCTCAACATACTAACGTTATTAATCTCAATATTTATTGTAAAGGAAAACTCAGCCCCACACTCACCACATTGACTTTCTTCCTTTAAATCGTCATGAGCATCAAAGAAGACCGCCTCAGTTTCAGCATTACAATTAGGACAATTGACACTCTTTGAACTCACTATAATCCCCTAGTATTGCACCAGTAATCAGCTGTTTCTTTAAAGCCATCCCTTGGACAATTACCATCCGCACCAGATACCAATATAAACGCCCAATATTTTATTCTATCAGGCAACCAATTAGCTAAGGTCAAGCATAATTTCTCTCTATATTTTTTATACTCATATTTCCAATTCATCTCGCCTTCTCCACTTTCTTTCTAAGGATTCCCCAAACGCTGTCGGCTGGATAAAGCCAATCGACAACATGCTTCCATAAATGATTCATTGGCGGCCCATAGTTCTCAGGCCTGAAATAATAATCCAAAGCAGTCTGAGGTCCGAACTTCTTATCCCAAAGAGATCCTGACTTCGGTACAGCTGCAAGCGGTCTGAAAAGATATATGAACCGGGCAAGCTGTATTGTAAATGTTGGATAGCAGAAGACAGCCCACGACAGATCACACAGATGATTCATATCCCCAACATAGGTCGATCGATTAGCCTTTTTAAATGTAATCAATATAGAAGACCCCAGCGTCTGCAGATCCAGGATCGACAGAATCACCAGCGGCGAAAGGAATATCATCCAGTGTAAATGATCAGGAAAAAAATCAGTCATCTTTAAAATATCAAACATCATCAACCAGACAAAGCAATTGTCGAGCATTGAAATGAAATCTTTACCAAGGCAATTTAAAAAGCCTCTAATATACGATGCCCAGATCTGTGGCCCTGTTGGATCTGGGAATCTCCACTTGTCCCCGTTCCATGTTCCGTTTGGATTCTTTATCGTCATTTCCTCACGGTCTGCATACTGATGATTCTTTCTATTGCCTTCAGCGAATAGTAAAGCCCGGCGAGTCAGATGTCTGAAGAAGGTATGCCAAAGACGTTTGGTGGATCTGGTAGCGCCGAGAGCTGCGATCATTGGTCTCAGCTGATCTCTTGTCCCATGAGTTTTGAATCGGCCAAACCATTTAGACCAATCCCCATGGCGACGCCAAAGACCTTTATATCTTTCATGCTCGAGCCAGTTGAGAGCCTTATGCCAATCCTCATCATCAAAATAAGGATACCATTGAGTAGGAATATTTAGACTTCTTAGGATGGTTGAACCAAGCTTGACCATACCAACCCTTTGCATGGTGTCGCCACCATCTTGGGAAGGATCTGATTGAGTAATCAGTCCCCTCGCGTCAATATTTTTATCCCAAGCCTTTGGAATCTTACCCATATCTTTGCGAAGAAGCTTTGGAGTTTCTGAAATCGGCTTTGGTGGATTACCCATTGTTTAAATCCTTCGTTGTGTTGTTTACAGAATTCTTTATAGAACCAATTCTTTGCAGTTGGATGTGGTGATGAAGCGATGATCATCTTACCGCCATCTTTTAGCTTTATTTTGCCTAGCTGAGTCTTCCACCAAGCCTCGGGGATAGTTTGACACTCGTCAATGATCGGATCATCAACATATTCGATAGGCAAATGCATTGCCTCGATCTCTTCTTTGGTTGGTTCAAGTTCAGTTTCACAGTCATAGCAAATCTTATAAACGGATCCATTCCAGCTCTCAACCTTAGCGTCCCTGTGTTGACAACCTTTATTAATCAATGGCCGCTCCGGTATCCTATGCTTGCTTCCGAACTCATGGAATTTAGATTCGTCAATGATCAGCTCACCTTCAGCCAAACCGGTCTCTGGATCGCGAGGATTTGGATCAGCGTCTTGAACATACTGCATCTGTAACTCATCAACCCTACGCTGAGCTAGCTTTTGAGCGGCTGCAATAAGGGGAAGCTGCTGAAGATGGTTGACCTTGCCTAATACCTCCCCAACTGCGCTAGCATAATCTACAGTGACTTGAGCCATGCCTGCTTTGAATTTGATCATGGCCATTGCTTTGGTCATTTAAGGCTCAAACTTTTGCAGTTGATAATCATCCGGCTTTACTTTCCAAATATGATGAGAATTTCCATGGACATAGGATTTATTAATCTGATTAACAATCTTTTCAGCGGCTTCTTCTGGCACACTCTCGGCTACCAAAATATCATCACCCATCCAACAGTCACGATCGAAATTATCTGCCATAATTACTTTAGCCATTCAATACCTCTCAAAGACTGTCTTCAATAACTTCCAAATAGAATTAGAAAGTCTGGACCAATTATCAACACGAACTGTTTTAAACTTCTTACCCGCCTTGTCATAGAAATCAACCTTATAATTACCCTTCTTTGGATGATCTGGATGACCCGATTTATTACAAATCTTAATCACACCAAGAGTTTTTGCCTGATTGTAATAAATACCTAATGGAATGAGTTCAATACTAATCTTGATCATTTGCATCCCTTGACAATAATCAGTATAAAAAAAGAGATCACAAGAGCTAAATTTAAAAATGCATCAACAGCATCCCCGCGAGTCCTTGGACAAACATGCTCATCGAATCCATCATAATCAGGACCCTTAAAGGTCTTTCTACAGTTCTGGCATTGAATAGCCATCACTCAGTCCATTCTTCCCAAGTCCAGAACATCAGATGCTCTTTGGGATCGTGGCTTCCGGCTCCCCGCATGATGTCGTAGAAATGTTCGACGGCTAACCAAACCTCTAAAGCCAAGTGAACTGGACACATTATTACGACACAAAGGAAAAAGCCAACAGCCTCAGCAAACCTGGCCAAATACAATTTAAAATCTTCCACAAATCCCTCCGATAATCTTTTGTCGATAATATAATTCTGTTTAACCTTGTCCCAGCCGTTCATTTTACTTAATGCTCTATAATCTGAACGACTGATAATGATCTTCATTCATCCTCTCGGTGGAGGTATTGGTCGACCAGAGAAATGACATTCGATCGCTTCCTTCAACCAATCTTGATGATCTTGATCACCATGTTTAATCGCATCAAAGAGTGTATCAACTGCCTCCGACTTCTCTGGTTCTTTCATTATAAATTTATACACTGCTGTCAACTCCTTATGAGTAAACACTCCGGCCAAAGGATCTCGATAACGAAACCCAAGTTTACTGAGAATCTTAGTCCTCATCTCAGCCATTGAAACTGGTGGCTCGATTACCGTACTGCAGTTGGGACACTCAATGGAATCTTTCATTTCACAACCTCCATCCACTTGATAATCGCATCCATTAAGTCGGGATCTCCAGCAAATAAAACGATCAACGCAAATAGTAAAACACACCCGACAACATCGTCTGTCATAACTTCTTCCATTTATAAACGTTCTTAATAAACTGACTGAAGAAAGACCCTTGCGATTTAGCAGCCAGGAAACTGTCGAACAGCTTCTCGCTAACACCCGCATAGGAATACTTAGCTCCGAGTTTAAACTCGACAGTCAGATCCTCAGTTATCACATTGTACTCAACGGACTTAATGTTGGAGGATGTAATCGAAGGTCTTCTGATAACTGGTTGATTCGGATGCGGCGTCGATCCTGCAACTTTAGGAGTGTGGCCGTTCAATTCCGGATTGGTTTCTATAACGTGTGGATTTTTATCATTCATTTTGATTTCTCCAATAGTTTTTTAGCTCGGTCTTGAAAGTGTCTAACGTCAATTAGTTTCTTATTGTCAGCAATATCCTGCGCCAACTTCTGAAAGCTATCATTCTCAATCAATTCTTTATTGATCAGCAGAGATTTATAAATATCGTTATCGGGCTGTAATCTTTCGTGCCAAATTTCACCAGTACAAGAAAACATTTCAACCGCATCTTTGGGATCATAGAACTCCTTGCCTGCTATATTGTCGACGAACCACTTCATGCAGCTTCTAACGCTATTCTGACTGTTTAAATTATGTACTAAAGGATGCCAATCCGGTTGTTCTATCTTCATTTCGGCCCCCTGCATTGACACACGTTATAATCTAATCGACGGATCCACTCCGCTTCAGAATACCCCAGCTCTTCACAAATCATGTCACATTCTGACTTGTCCTGTGGATTCTGAGGCGAGACACAGCTGACAAAAAGAATTGCGATAAATAGTATGATCATTCTCATAGAACCCCCAAATAAAAAAGACGCCCGGCTTATTCCGGACGCCCAAAAGTTAGAACATAAAAGCATTTATATCAATTATACCCGCGAGATCAAGATCCCGGCTAAACTTTCTGAATTAATCTGCCAGCGGCGGTACAGCGGATGCTAGCGGATCCGGCTCATCTCGATTGGCTTTGAGCAATAACTCACAATCACTTGCGCCAAAGTAATCTGTCTTGTGTTCATCTTCGAATGGCCATTGGACCTGACCTGTACACTCTTGGGTGTCGGAATGAATGTCAATAATGTGACCAATGACAGACTTCTCCGGCTCATCGTTGAGAGGTTTCACTTTAATAGTGTCACCCTTTTCTATTAATCGACCTCTTATATCATGCGGCATAAAGCCTCCTTTAGTTTAAAATTGGTCAGCGGGAAGGGATTTGAACCCATACAGTCCCAAGCCGTCGCTTGACCCCGCCGTTAATTACTATACTTATACTCAGCAGCAGCTGCAGCTATCCTGGCCAGATAATCTTTCTCTCTATTTAATTGACCTTTAGTTCCATCCGAATTAGCCAAGACTCCACGATCCAAACGATTTAAGAACCCAATAGCTTTAGCAGTTGTGTCATGAACATCCTGCAAAAATGCTTTCGGAACTTGAACCATGATCTCCGGCGAAGAAGGTTCATCATCACACTTCTCACCCTCTGTCGAATTAACATCATCTTCCAACACAGTCTCAAGAGATTGCAGATAAATAGCTTTTAGGATTGCGTAATTGGCCAGATCCTTAAGGGTATCTATGATCGATTCATTAGCAACCTTAAGCACTCCGTTCTTACAGAAGCCTGCAAGTCTGGACATTTTGTCGGTCATGCGTGTCAAGAACCCCTGCTCGACTGTACAAATCCCTAAGACCTGAACATTCTTAAAGTTGGCGAATGGATCCGAATCTGCACCAGTGTAGTCATGATTCTTTCTAGTAGTGATTTCAATGATGCTTTCACAAAAAGCCTTGTGGGCCTCAGTAAACTGACGGCGATTCATGCCCATGACTGGCTTTAATAACTGCTCGTTTCTATCTGTTGAAATTCGTTCACTCATTTCATTCCCCTCACAGTTGATTAAATGGATTCAAGTCATCGTCTTCTTCTATATCATTGACCGCCTCAGTTGTTATAGGCAAGTCTTCATTAGCCTCGACGCGTTCAACAGAATAGCCGATAGAATGATCTTCATGGATACTTCCTCGAATCTTTTCAGCCATCTCTTCATTAACACTGGCAGTCAAGACCCCGTCCTTAACGGATGCAGTTCCGACCTTCTCCCCTAATTCATTGTTGATGGGGATGCAGGACTCCACGGTCTTATCCGATCCCGGCTGAGCCCGATCAACACCAACATAGATGGTTGCTGGATCCGCAACAATCAAAGGAAACGGCTTCGGACAAGTCTGAACCAAAGCCTCCAAATTGACACCTTTATCGTTCAGCGGAGCTATCTCAGGTTCCGCAAATGAATGGGAAATCGGAGTCCCCACATATTCAACCGATTTCCCATT